CCGGACTTGAACACGAGCGGCCCTTTCACGAGCAACGCGCCCGTGCAGGTGGTCTGTTCAGCGTCGAGCGTGACCGACGCGGCTTTCACGGTCGCCGATTCCGTCTCGACCGTGACCGACACGGGCGCGATGAGGCGCACCGTCGCGCCGGCGGGCAGTTCGGCCGTGAGCGCATGCGCGTCGTGGTCGTAGCTCACGCGCGCGCCGTCCGCGTAGACGCGGGTGTGGGTGTTCGGCAGGTTGTCCGGCGCGGGGAACGCGTCGGAGAACACGCCGCGCAGCGCGACGCCTTGCGCAAGGTCGCCCATCGCGCCGAGCACGACGACTTGCTCGCCCTTCGTCGGCGGCAACCATTCGCGCGTCGCGCCGGCCGAGGGCGTGAGCCAGGGAATCCAGTTCGTTTGCAGGCCGTCGTCGTCCGATTCGCCGATCGCCACGCGGCAAAGTGCCGCCTTGTGGTCGACATCGAGAATCGAGCCTTTGCGCACGGCGTTGCGTGCTTGTCGTTGAATTTCGTTCGCATCCATACCGGCAATGGTGCCGGTCGCCCGCGCGTGGCGCGAGCACTCGCCTTTGTCGTGCCGCCGGGTACAGCGCACTCGTGATCCGCGCAGTGAAACGTGCGTCGACAATGGCCGCTCGACACACGCAACAGTGCGGGCGGCTCGTGCCGCGCGCATTTCCACTCTCGCAACACGATGACGATTCACGCTACCGACGCCGCGCCCGCGGCCGATCTTTCCCCGCTACTCGACCGACTTCACGCGACGGACGCGCTCACGCTCGCGCGCATGCTGCCCGACGCTTCAATCGACATGGTGTTCACCGATCCGCCGTATTCGTCGGGCGGGCTGCACACGTCGGCGCGCTCGCGGCCGCCGAGCACGAAGTACATCAACAGCGGTACGAAGACTGTCTATACCGACTTCGAGAGCGACAACATGGACCAGCGCGCGTGGGCGTTCTGGTGTCACGCTTGGCTGAGCGAATGCCGCCGCGCGTTGAAGCCGGGCGGGCTGCTCGTGAGCTTCATCGACTGGCGTCAGCTCCCGACGCTGACCGATGTCGTGCAGGCGGCCGGCTTGATCCTGCGCGGCGTCGCGGTATGGGACAAGACGCCCGGCCGCACGCGGCCGCGGCGCGGCGGCTTCGCGCAGCAGGCGGAATTCGTCGTATGGGCGAGCCGCGGCGCGATGCGCGACTGCGAGGTGTATCTGCCGGGCGTGTTCCCGTGCCGCTTGCCGTTGCCGAAGCAACACGTGACCGAGAAGCCGCTCGACATAGCGCGCGAGGTCGTGCGGCTCGTGCCGGCCGGCGGCGTCGTGTGCGATCTGTTCGCCGGTTCCGGCACGTTTCTCGTCGCGGCGCGCGAGGTGGGGTTGCACTGGATCGGAAGCGAGACGAATCAGACGTATCGCTCACTTGCTTGCAACCGACTTATGCAGCCATGCAACTAACAAAAAAGGAATGCCTCGTCATTCATCAGACGAAAATCGATCGCCGTGACTTTAAATGGGCTTCCGCCTATACTGACTTCGCGCATTAAATCAATAAACGATGCGCGCGGATGCGCAATTAAATAAATATTTATTATCAACATGCGGGGGTTATAAAAATGAAAGCCGCTCTAATTGCAATAGCACTGCTTTTTCCGGTTGTCTCGCATGCGGTCTGCTTTGTCGATCCAGCTGGCGTCACGCGCGGGAACGTCTGCTATAACGGCGCGGCATTTTGGGTTTATCCATTGTTTGATGCCATGCCAATCGGGACCGCTTGCACGATTCCAGGACCGATGCCTGTTGCAGGACTTGTCGGTTGCTGAATTGGAATGGCGAAATGTCTTTGTATGAGGTGGTTTATTGGCTAAGGTGCTTAATTAAACGATCTCGTACAAGTTCTCGATCATTTGGGGAAATGCCAAGCACGACGCGAACCGGATACTGCGCGAGCGGCCCGCCCGGCTCAACGGGCGCTTTCTGGCCTTCCTGGTGGACACGTGCGATGCGCGACAGTCGTTCGTCGAAGCCGATTGCCAGGCCCGTGTTGTCGACATCGATGCGCAGATAGCGCGCGGTGCGCAGCTTCCGGAACATCGCCTCGCGCTTGACGCGACCGGCCTTCTCGCGCAAGCGCTTGCCGCTCGCCTTCACCCTCCGCGGCGCATACGCGGACCCGTCCGGATTCCGCTGCGCGGCGACGCGCGACTGCTGCGCGCGGCGCAGATCGCGGCCGAGCTCGCGCAGCAGTTGACGGCGGGCCGCCGGCGACAGCTTCGCGAGCAACCCGCCCGCCCATCGTTCGAGCGCCTGAAGATCGTCCGTCATGAGAGCCACTCGTCGGCTGCGTCGTCGATGTGCTCGACCGTGCGGTTGCCGGCTTCGTCGGTGCCGACCACGACGCTTTCCGACAGCTTCACCTTGAGCCCGAGGTCGACGGCATTGTTTGACAGGATGTCGGCGACGAACGTCATGCCGTCGCGGCGCTCGTCGCGGTTCGTCACGAGGTCCGGCTGATTCGAACGCGCCCATTCGACGACGGCAATCATCACGTCGTCCGCGCTGCCGACGAAATCGCGAATGATGATCTCGCACTCGTATTCGTAGTCGAACGACGCGGTTCGCGTGCCCGTCGCTTCGATCCTGCCCTCATTGACGAACACGAGCAGTTGATCCGGCGACGCGCTGAGCTGCGGCAACGCGGCCACGAGCGCCGCACGTAGGCTGTTCGGCTTATTCATCGCTGTCCGTCCGCCGCACGCGTGCCTGACACGTCGCGATCATGTCGACTTCGGACGCGCAGCGCGCCCAAGCCGCGCGCGCGACGTGCAGCGCGTCGCTCAGCTCACCGTTGGTTCGTGGCGCCATCGCCGGCATCGTGCAGCGCGTCACTGCCGCGCATTCGTTGAGCGTAATCGTCGGGGCCTGTGAGGGCGGGGCTTGCGTGCAGGCGCACAACGTCGTCAGGCAGAGCGCCAGCAGCCCAGGTGCGCACGGCGGCGTTTTCATCGATCAGTCTCCGCAGTTCGTTTCGATAGGTCGCGAGCGTCGCGTCGACGCCGGCGCGTGCGCGCGCGAGCTGCGCGCGCTGCGCGTCTTTCGCCTTGGCATCGGCCAACAGGCGCTCGATCACGGCGGCGCTCGCCTGCGCGTCGAGTTTCGCGCGGCGCGCGTCGTCGGTCGCCCGGTCGAGCTGCGCGCGCAGCGCGCGGCCGTGCTGACAGCTTGCGACGAGCGCGATCAACGCGAGCAGCGCCAGCCACGGCATGAGGCGCGAGAGGTTCATGCGGCCGCCTTGCCCGTGCCGGCGTACTTCGCATACGCGCGGTCGAGCTTCACGTCATACAGGTTGATCGCGAATTCCGGGCCGTTGTAGCCTTCCGCGAACGCCGCCCACTTCCGGGCACGAAGCGCCGCGAGCAGCTTCTTGTCGGCCGCGACGTACCGCACGAACGCGTCGAGGTGCTCGGCTTCGCCCAGCTCCATACGGGACACGAATTCGTCGACGCTCGCGTAACCCAGGCGTTTCCAGTGATACGCCATGATCTGGAACGCGCCCCAGCTCGCGGACTCGTAAGCGGATGCCGCGTCGATGCGCGCCGCGGTGTCGAGCCGCACGTATTCGGCGGCGCCGCCCTGGTAGCCGCCGCGCTTCGGGTTGACGACGCCCGGCCATCGTGCGGCGGCCGCGTCCGCCGTTTCCCTGCCGACATTCGCGACGAGCCGCTGATACATGACGTGCCGCTCGAACAGGATCTTCGGCCGGCCGTCGTCCAGAAAGCCGACGCCGCGGGACTCAACTTCGTTGACCGCCCGCACGCACGCGAGCGATACGCCGAGCGTCGCGGCCGCGCGCGCGAGGTCGGCGTCCGTCAGGTGCTTAGGGTCGCGTTGCCCGCTGGCGAGCACCCGGTACGTCTTCGGGCCGGCGATGCCGTCGACGACGAGACCCGCGGCCGCCTGCAACGTCTGGACGGCACGCTCGGTCTGTTCGTCGTAGAGATGCGACACGTCGAGCGAATAGCCGGCGCGCACGAGGCGCTGCTGCAGCAGTCCGACTTCCGCGCCGTGGTCGTTGAATCGAAGGATGTTCACGCTTCGTCACTCCGTAGAAGGCGCGCGACGTTGCCGCGCGCGAGGTACACCAACACGGCGAGCAGGACCGCGAGCGCCGCGTGGAAAAAGCCGGTCGGCTTCGGATGAAACAGCAGCTCGATTGCCGAGCCGCCCGAAATCGCGACGATCACCCAGGCCGCCCAGGCGACGTGGAAGCGATGCCGCGCGCCGTTCTTGCGGTAGGTCAGCACGCGCACGATGACGGCCAGGTGCGCGGCGAGCGCGACGAGTGCGGACGAGACATGCACGTCAGTCTCCCTTGCGAAACAGCGCGAACAGGTCCATGCCCTTCACGCGCTCGATCAGCGTCAGCGTGACCGCGATCACGAGCGCGGCCGCGAAGAACGCGGCGACGCCCGTCGAGCGGATCGGCACGGCGTGGATGATTTCAGGCGCGGCGAGGTAGCCCATCACGAGCGAGATGAGCATGTACGCGGCGCGCTTCGCGAGGCCGAGGTCTTTCGACGTGACGACGACGAGCGCCGCGCCCGCGAACGCGCCGATTAGCGCGTCGCCGTCGACGCCCGGCGCGATGCCGGCGAGGCCGACCGCGGCGAACAGCGCCGCGGCCGAGGTGGTGTTCGGTTCAGCCATGCATTCGGCTCCGGTCAGTCAAACAATTGCAGTAGCGGCGTGGTCGTCTCGATCGCGCTGCGCTCGGGCATCGCCACGACGGTTCCCATCGGCAGCACGACGCCGAGCTCGGCGAGGCCGGGATTCGCGTCGAGCACGGCTTCGACTGTGCCCGCCGTGCTGCCGTAGTGCCGCCAGCACAGCGCGTCGAGCGTCTCGCCTTGCAGCGCCGCAATCTTCATTGCCCGAGCGCCTGCCCGTCGCGATCGAACAGGTCGAGCACGCGCGGCTTGAGTCGGGCTCGCCGGTGTGCGGTCACGGCGGCCCGTATAGCGGCCTCAGCGCCGGTGCGATCCGAGCAATAGGCAATCTCAAGCCAGAACAGGCCAGCGACGCGCTGCTGCACCTGGCACGCGCCGGCGCAGAACAGCTTCCCGCCGCGCACGCGGGACTGCGCAAACTGACGAATGCGGTACATGGGGCGGGCCATCAGATCAACTCCACCGTCGAGCGTGTGAGGCCGAGAATGTCGCTGATGGCCCACCGCGCGGCGCGGCGTGCGTCGTCGACCGTCGCAGCCAGATCGGCCGCGACCTGGCCGCCGCTCTTCGTCGTGTCGTAGCCGCGGTACTTCTCCGTCACGTCCGCGTGCGTCAGGTGGTACACCGCGCGCCGGTAGCGGGCAACGTGCGCGGATTCGCCATCGATGCGCGGCGCCGGCACGTCGGCGAGCGTCACCGCGCCCGCCGCGCGCTGCCGTGCGCGCCACGCGGCGAGCTCGTCGTTCACGGTCAGCATCGCGTCGCGCGCGGCGTGCCGCAGCCGCTCGCGCGTCACGGTGCCGTCGAGGCGCATCGCATCGCGCAAGGCGGACAGATCGATGTCCGGAAAGAAGCCGTCATTCGTCAGCGTGCCGTCGATCGGCGTCGCCGCGACGGCGGGCGCGGCGGTGGCAACAAAGCTGTTCATGGTCGGTTCGCGATGAGGTGGCGGTGGACCGGCGCACAAGGCCCGTGACCGTCAGGCGTAGGGGCTGGGCGCCGGTGCCGCCATGCCGAGGTGGGCTCTTTACGTACCGTCGGCGCCGTCGCCCCGACGGCCCGCGGCTTCGACCTGCTTCGTCAGCCGGTCGATGTCCTTTTTCACGCCGACGCGATCGTTCAGCGCGACCGCGCGGCGCAGATAGTCGAGCGCGCGCGCCGGCGCGGCGGCCTGCGTCGCGTAGCCGAGCGCCTTGTACAGCTTCGCGCGCACCTGGTCGTGCATGTCGGCGTCGCGCGTCAGATCGTCGACGAGCTCGAGGCTCGCCGCGTCGAACGTCTCGCCGTCGAGGAACGACGACAGCGCGGCGTCGGCGAACTGCTCGGCGACGAGCGACGCGAGCGAGCGCTCGAACTGGTCGGGCAGCGTCAGGCCGTGCGCGAGCGCGTAGGCCGCGATCGCGAGCGCGCCGTCGAAGTCGCCGGCGTCGATGCGCCAGACCATCACCGTCACGAGTACGTCGTCCTGCGCGCCGCGGCCGCCGCTCAACGCCCCCGCCACGTAGTCGGTGTACTCCGGCAGCAGCTTGCGTTTCAGCTCGACCTTCCGCTCGATCGACTGAATGCCCTTGAGCGCGCGGCGGTCGGCCGCGAGCTTCGCGAGCATCAGCTCATAGGCGGTCGCGCCCTTCATCGTCGCGCCGGGCGAC